GCGTCATTCTATTAAGGAGGAAACCTCCACCACCCCTAACAAGGGGAGAAGACCTCCGCTTTTAGCGGAAGGTCGGCGCTAGTCCCAGCTAGGGACCAGTGCTGCCCTGGTTTTCCAGGTGCCTCGTTTGCGTAGGGTCGACTTACCTAAGGTAGGCGCTTCTTTATTGGAATAAAGGGACGCCAAAAGAGCCGGTTCAAGAAACTTGACTGACTCCTTCTCAGGAACGAAGACCCAATGACGTACGATATAGCCTTCAAACATCGGAAATCTCTTGGAAGCGAGTTTAAAGTCGCCTCGCGGAGAAGCCGAGTAAAAGACCGTATCACCCAAACCTAGAGGACCAAAAATACGGTCACTAGGATCAGCTAGGCGCAGTGCTTTGGCTGCGGTCCTAACTGAGGGCAAGAGAGTTTTTAAGATTCCATTATGGAATTTCATTAACTCTCGAACGTCACGAAGCAGCGTCTTTACGAAGTAAGGACGCACATTGCTACCAAGGAAGTAGTCTTTACCACAGGATTCACGAAATACACCAGAGTTGAAAGACTTTGTTGCATTACACGTGAACCCCATGGCAGACAAAGAGCGGCTTAAGAGATCAAAACCCTCAGAACCGATCGTAAGATCGTCTCCGAAGGCGGTAACCTCCCAGCCCGGGAGACCGAGATGTTCCGCAACGGCTCGCGCCACCGCGAAAAACATCAAGGTTTCCATCTCGAAAGTATATCCATTTCCCATTGATGAGAATTTGGAATACTCTCCAGACCTCTCACCCATTCGCCAATGGGTGCTGCGGCAAGCCTTCATTGCAACCAACCAATCGGTTGGAAACAATAGGTCGACTACGGCTTTAGCAGCCGTGTCAGACGCCATCGATAGGTCAATCGTCGCTACTTTTCCAGTGATGGAACCGTAGCGAGCTAAGTCTCGGTTAGTCTCCTGAGAATTGAGGTCAACTCCGAAACGGAGAAGACGCTCTCTCATGAGGCGCCCGATACCTAGTTGAATGAAACTATCAAACGAAGGTTCCGCTGCGATAGACCTTTCGGTCTTCGCATCCTTGGGAACAAGAACGACCTTATTGCCGGATCGCACGCTAAAGAAGCCCCGTTGAAAGGACTTCCAAAGCGTTACCTCGTCCACGAGTGGACCAAATAGCGATAGGCAAGGGCCTGAACCTGTTATAGGTTCAAGGTACTTTTCGTACACCGAAGTACGGGGGTTCCGTATGCTAGTTGTAGCACCGGGGCCCCACCTGCAGTTGTCCAGGAGGCGAGAAGCCGGAAAACGCCCAAGGATTGTGTGGATATGACGTTTCGTGTCCGAAAGGATACGATCAACGACGGGATCGGGTAAAACCCGCCCATCCACATACCATGAGCGCCAACGGCGATTCGTTTCTGTACACTGAGACTCCGCGCTCTCGAACCTCACGAGCGCTGTCTCGCGCCTGTCAAATGATGTTGGCAGAAAATCTGCTTTCATCAGAAGCTTAGTGGCTTGATAATCTCGAAAGAAACTTTCAGGATCATTATACCATTCAGCTTTAATCTCAAGACCGATAGCGAGCTGGTCCCATTCCTTGTACTTAATTAAAAGGTACACCGAAAGGGACCTCGCCGAATCGAGTTCACTGAGAAGGGACTGGCACAGGGACAGGGTTGTCTCCAGAGCAGCTTCCTTGGGAAGCTGACCTGATGAAGGCACGTAGAACGTAGCCTTCATAGACCTCTCTCATCGCGATGATCGTGACCAAAGTCACGATCAAGACGAGTAAAGCGCTCAGCAAGGTTTTCGCCAAGTCGTTCACTCTTTTCTCCTTCGCAGGTGAGTTCAATCTGGAAAGCGTCCCCACTCGTCACGAAATTTGCGACGAGTCCGTAAAGAACACTCCAAAAGGTCTTCTCGAGAGAGGAACCAGTCAGATAGAGAGATCTATCGACTAAGATCCTTTTACGGAAGGCCTGGTTAGGAGGTTCGAGGCGGAGACGGAGGTTACCCTCCAAGTAGGTGTGCATATCGAATCCCGGATCCTTATCGGTCTCCCCAAAGAAGGGGTTTAAACCAATAAGAAACGTGAAGCGAGTAGCTTGAGGTATTTCCTGAGTAAGGAAATACCCACCATCAAGAAGACGCAAAGTATAAGTCTTAGACATAAATACTCCAGAGAGAAGAAACCGGTTTTCACCGGCGAGGCCATCAGATCGGGCGTTGGTACTTCGTCGACCAGTCACTCATCTGAGTGTTCTGGAAACAAAGCACCGCCATCTTCACTGCGTCGAGTCGGTTCTGCAGCGTGCTGCGGGCCGAAAAGACGCACTTGATGAAGACGGAGCTGTCGTAGGCCTTTTGGGCCGCCGGCAGGATTCCGCTCGCCGTACTGTTGGAGACAGTCTCGAGAGACGGCTTATTAAACCGAGAGTCGAGGATGAAACGTCCTTGTCCGCCCGGTTGCAAAACGAGAGACGAGCTCGCGTAGAAGTTCGAGAAGCCATCGGGAACCCCGCTGGGGTTGTCCGCTGACGTCTGGTCCTGCCACAAAGCCACGCCTTTCGAATCGTAACCGATCGCGACGAACGTGTGATTGACCGGGGTGCCGAGGGCATCCGCGATCGTCATGTTGGCCAAAGCCGCCATAACTGGTCCTTTCAACCAAAGAGGAGATTCACATCTCCCGAGCATTAAGCTCGAAGGGGCAAAGGTAGCAGAATGCCACCATGCCTTTAAGGCGCATGTGTAGATTAAGATGCGAACTGCTTGCAAAACAGCTAGTATCCCGCATGGGACGCATCGGCACAAGAAGTTTTCGCCTAAGGAGAGCATGAGCTTCCCCTATCTCTCTTAATTATGAGTTTCAGCCAGGTTCACTTGTGAACTTTGCCTCCGCTCATCAGCTGGGAGAGAAGAGCTATGGAATTTTCCACATGAGCGATACTGAGGGGGTTCTTAAACTTGGGGATATCAGGAGAAGGGAAGTCAGAAAGACCATTCCTTCTAAAGATATCTTGCCTAGTATAAGTCCCACCTTGTTGTCGAAAGTTGGTATAATCCCATGGAGGGGTGGAATAGTTTTTGGAAAAACTAAATCCTGCCGATTCGCTGGACTTCTCCAGCGTAGAAGCACATCCGTCGCCAAATAACCAGCCATGGTCAGCAGTAAGCTGATCTAGCCAGTTACCGACTGGTAAAAACCAATCGACGACGAATGACCAAGGTGTAACTTCCCAAGCCACTTCAAGTGGATTGGTGAAGCCGAGAGCAGCGGGTTCTATGAGTACAGCATTCGGGAAAGCCCGGATCATGTACTTCGCCACAGCCTTAGTTTTCTTAACGCCATAGTTAACGGTTTTGCCGTTGTAATCAGTCCCAAAGGCCCAAGAAGAGTCTGAGGGAACAGATTGCTCGAAAGAGCCACTGGCGCGAAAGACAACTGGGTTGTTTTTCTCTCTTTTATGAGCACCATTGATAACGTCGTAGACATCGCTAAGTAAGGGTTTCCACCCATATTGAAGCGATAGCCACTGGTTAGCAATGTCCATTTTACGAAGCTTTCGCGCCGTAACTGGATCTCCGCCCATCCGCCGGATGGCAGAGGTGAATCGACCATGACGCAAATCACGCACGGTACCGACAAGGGTATTCAGAACGTTTTGAACGCTTTGAACCACCTGATGTCGTTCACCGAGCATGTTTGCGAGATTGGCTCCTTCACCCTTCATCTGCGCAAAGAGCTTTATCTTGGCTGCATAAGTAGCCTCGATAACACAGCCCGCAAGTCTGCTATTCTCAGGAAACAGGGAACTTGGGTAAGGCCCTGCTTGATAAGAATAGAAAAACTGACCCCCGGGACCCGATTCTGTGTGGTTTTGAAACACATAGCCTCGGTCCTCGTGGGTCCACTGTTTCCAATAGTTCGGTCCGGGCTTCTGTCTAGCAGGCCCTTTCAGACTATGGAAACCCGGAGTTCGCTGTACACCAGTTCCTTCGATCACATCTAAGATCTTGGGAATGAATGTACTGCTATTTCCGGCGTAGTTACTCTTTAGAGTAGCTGGAGCGTTTACGGTAACTGAAGAGAGTACTGTCATGTTCATCCTTTAGGTTGTTAACCTAACGGGCGAACAAGGGAGGACCTCATGCTCATGTCTCCTTAGGAGAAATAGGCAATTAGCCAGCATCTCATGCTGCCGGCCCCGTTAGGGGTCGATGGAAACTCCTTCTCACCAATGGTGAGAGGGGG